CGTTCATGCTATAAAAATATAAAAGCAAAAAACAAAAACACACTTTTATTTTTCTTAGTACACAATATGATATATCTATATAGAAACTTTTTTCGTACTGGTAGAGTTAAGTAGTTGTTTTTACTGGCTAAAGAGCCTAATAAATCAAGCTTTTGTGCTGGTTTAGCCACATTAACTAATTAATACAGATACTTACGTGGCTTACTGGCCTGTTTAAAATCAACCCATTTGCTAATCTTTTATCTGGCAAACATGAAGTAACCTTACTTTAACTTTGCATTTACCCCCAAATAGTTGGCATGCTTCATGCCCTAACAATTGGCATACTTCATGCCTTACACTTAGTATTGTATCACTTAGTACTGTATTCTTTAGTACTATATCGCCAAGATAGGGGGGGGGTAGGATGAAAAGCGATTTGGTTTTTGCGATTCTAAAGTAGTGTCGTACATATTGCTAAACAGTACATATTGCTAAACAGTACATATTGCTAAACAGTACATATTGCTAAACAGTAGATATTGCTAAACAGTAGATATTGCTAAACAGTAGATATTGCTAAACAGTAGATATTGCTAAACAGTACATATTGCTAAACAGTACATATTGCTAAACAGTACATATTGCTAAATGCTTTGAATTTAGATTGCTTGGTATTGAAATGCTTAGAATCAGTACCCCCCATCTTTATATATTCTTTCCTTGACATATATAAAAAATAATAATATAATCTATCCATGAATAATATAATGTCAAAAAAAGAAATATCAGATTGGATATTGGAGCTGACAACCAGTGAAACCCCAGACATTACTCGTGGTGGTAAAGTAGAACACGATAGGGCAATATCAAATTATAAACAAGTAAGGAAAGCCTTAGAAAAAACACTTGATCTTAAACTTGACGATAATCACCTTAAAATGTCTATTTTGGCTGGTATGGCTGCATCTAAAACGACACAAAACCCTGACACATTTATAATGGAAACTAAACCTTTGTGGTCTGTCAGGAAAGAGTATCTTAACCTTGCGCTTAAATTTCTTGGTAAGCTTAATCCTAACTCAGAAGATATTGCCGGTATACTACTTAGACCTCTACCAGTAACTAAAGTGAGTATTTCGAGCAAGAGTGAAACGAAGTAACCAGTAACCCAGAAAGACTAACCACATGTCAATGCAAGAAGATAAATACTTAATACCAAGGCACTAAGGAATATTTTTTTATCATGTCAATGCAAAAAGATAAATACTTAACACTAACCCAGAAAGACTAACCACATGTCAATGCAAGAAGATAAATACTTAACACTAACCCAGGAAGACTAACCACCATGTCAATGCAACTCTTAAAATATATACCATCACCTACTATAGAGCGTTTTTTGGCTTGCTCTAACACTTTTCGGTGTGTTGTTGGTGCTGTCGGTTCTGGTAAAACAGTTGGTGGTGTAATGGATATATGCTATTACATACCGCATTACATGTACGAAACATTTAATGTTACACGTACTAAATGGTGCCTGCTTAGAAATACATACGCGGAGCTGGAAGACACAACTCTTGAAACAGTTATTGAGTGGTTTCCCTGGGGTAAGCATCAGAAACAGCGTGGTATATATACAATAACATATCCTCCACCATCGAATATAGAAGTGCGCCTGCTGTTGCGGGCTTGCGATAGACCAGAGCAGGTGAAGAAGTTTAAGTCACTTGAAATTACTGGTTATCTAATAGACGAAGCGAACGAGGTGGACGAGTCGATTAAACTGATGCTTAAAAATAGGATAGGGCGTTTTCCAAGAAAATCACCTGCTAAATTTGGTATAGAGCTAACCAATCCACCTACGATTGAACATGCAATATTTAGTAATTATGATTGGCAGACACCTATTCCTGGTTATCCAGACCATAAGCCTACTCAACCGCCCCTAAAGAATCACATTGGTTTCTGGCAGCAGGAGCGGGAGAATGAGATTAATTTACCCAAAGGGTATTATGACGACCTCTACGAGTCATATGCTAATAACAAAGATTGGATTGACATGTATATAAAAGGTATGCCTGGCGTAATAACAAAGGGTAAGACGATATATAATAATTTTAAGCGTGATATACACATATCACCAACCACTCTAAAATACCACCCGTCGATACCAGTTCTTCGTGGTTGGGACAATTCTGGTAATACACCTGCTGTGGTTATCGCGCAACAACCATCACCTCTGTCATTAAATATACTGTCTTCACAGCACCATGATAAGATGGGCACGATAGAATTTGCAAAACTTATAATTGCACAGTGTGCTATAGACTATCCGGACGCAACGTTTATAGATTATGCTGATCCTGCTGGTGAGAATAAATTCAGTAAACGTGCTGGTGGATTTACATCTAATGCGACACTAATGCGTGACCTGGGGATAAACCCAATACCATCAGACCAGAACTTCGAGGCCAGAATAGCGTCAGTTGATTACTTTTTATCGAGAATAGACGGGCTCATTATTGATCCCAGTTGTCACAGTTTAATTACTGGCCTGTCGGGTGCTTACATTTACCAGCGTGGGACACATTCACCAACGGATGAGGCAGAAAAGAACAGATACTCGCATGAACAGGATGCGCTACAGTATATAACAGTAAAATTATTTAAAAATACACGGAAAAAGACTCCAGTAAAGCTCAAAAGAAGCAGGACTAAAGCACGCAAGCAGGGCTGGATGGGTCGGTAATACCACACTAAGCACTAAATATAATATAAGGATATAACTATGGACGATAAAAAACTATCAGATCACGAGATAATTAAGGAAGCATCGGAAAGATATAGAGACTCTGAAACTTATTTTAGACAGAACAAGGCTGATGCTATTGATGATCTGGCCTTCTTAAAAGGTGATACTCAATGGCCAGAAGCGGAAAAGCAGAAAAGGATAGATTCAGACAGGCCGCTAATAACTATAAACAAAATGCCAGCGTTTGTTGATCGTGTTGTTGGTGAGTTTAAAACTAAAAAAACATGCATACATTTAGTATCGACATCATCTATAACAGACTCTCAGTCAAAAAAGGATGCAGAAACTAAAGAAGGGCTGATACGTGGTATAGAAAATAACTCGAACGCTGTAGACATATATAGCACAGCATCGAAACAAATGATTGAGTGTGGTTTTGGTGCGCTAAGAATTTTAACGGATTACATATCACCGACATCATTTGACCAAGAGATAAAAATAGAATTAATAACTAATCCTCTGTCTGTCTCCTGGGACTCAGCTGCTGAAAAATATGATAGATCAGATGCTAATTATGGCTTTATAACATCATATATACAGCGTGAGATATTCGAGGCCACATATCCTGATGCGTCCCCGTCTGATTGGTCGTCAGAAGAGTTAACCCCTCTGGAACTAAGTTGGGACACAAGAGATACTGTGCGTGTGGTTGAGTATTGGAGCAAGGAAACAGCGCCGGAAACTCTATATCAGACCGTATCTGGTGAAGTAACAACAAAAAAACCTACTTTAAAATCAGAGATAGTAAATCAGAGGACAATACAGAATACTACTTTAAATTATTACAAGCTAACTGCAAATACAGTTCTGGAGCATAGTGTATTTCCAATAGCTGAAATACCAATTGTTCCTTTCTTTGGTAAAGAAATAAATATAAATGGACAGAGTTATATTCGTGGCTTATTTAGACATGCGAAAGATGCACAGAGGATGTATAATTATTTTAGAACAACATCAACTGAAATATTGTCATCTATACCAAAAGCACCTGTGACATTAACAGCGACACAGATTGAAGGTTATGAGGATATATGGACTAAAGCGCATGACGAGTCTGTGCCATATCTTCTATATAATCCTGATCCTGAATCACCAGCACCACCTATGAGAATGCCACCCCCTCAGATTCCATCTGGTATTCTTCAAGAAGCTATGAATTATTCTGATGATATAAAGTCTGTTATTGGCTTACATGATGCGAGCCTCGGTGCGAGGTCGAATGAAACATCTGGCAGGGCGATTATTGCAAGGCAGCGTGAGGGAGATATTGGTACTTATGGTTTTATGGATAATGCTGATAAATCCATTAAACGTACTGGTGAGATTATTCTTAAATTAATACCTTATATATATGATACAGAGCGTGAAGTATCAATTATTGGTACAGACGAGAAAGAATCCACAACGGTGATCAATGAGGTAGAAGGCGTCAACCCGCTTACTAATAAAACGATTTACAAAAATGATATGACAAAGGGCTCACATAATATAGTTGTTCGTACTGGTGCGTCATATGCTACACAAAGGCAGGAAGCAGCAGAAAGCATGGGGCTGTTTATTCAGAGTTTTCCAGATGCAGCACCGTTTATTGCTGACCTTATTGCCAAAGCTAATGACTGGCCGTACTCAGATACAATCGCTAAAAGGCTTGAGGCTATGGTACCACCAGAAGCACTGGCGAAAACACAAGACCAGGATGAACCGAACCCTCAGCAGCAGCAGATGCAACAAGCACAAGAGCAACAGATGCAGATGCAACAACAGCAGATGGAAATGGAGTTAAAGATGAAAGAAATGGAGTTGCAGTTAAAAGAGCTTGAGGTGGTTAAAGAAAAACTTGAGATACAGAAAAAAGAGTTTGAAATTGAAAATGAAGACTTGCAAAATGATTTAATTGATGCTAAAGTAGATACAGAAGAAGCAAAAACAGCTTCCATTTTATCCCCCAAACCGGACGCTCAAAAGAGCGTCCAAACTAAAAGTGCAACAAAGGGTGATAAAAAGGATAAGAAATAATAATTGATAGGGGGAAAAATGGCAGAAGAAAATACACAAAAACCAATACATTTGAGCGCGGAGGACGAGAGAAGATCGCTCCCGCTTTCAGATGAATTATCTTTGGTTGAAGAGGCTATAAATATAGATAAACCAGCAGACAAAGACAACCAGGATAATAAATTAGATATAATAGATAATAAAAAAATAGATATAACACCGGAGTTTTCAAATGCTGACAACAACGATAACCCCGATGCTAATACAGATACTACTGATGATGAAGGTGATAGCTCAGATGATAGTGGTACTGTTGACAGTGATTCTGACGGCAGCGATACTGATGATAATAACAATGATAACAAAGATGGTAAAAAGAAGAAAAACAAAACACAAAAAAGAATCGAAAAATTAGCACGGGATAAAAACTACTGGAAAGACAGGGCGATAAACGCAGAAGCAACTCAGGCACCTCCTCCAACTTCTGATGCAAAACCTATAGCTAAGGTTGACTCTAAAATTCCAGCTGTTGATGACTTTGAAGACTATGAGGACTATCAGAAAGCATTGATAGCCCATCACGTAAAAGATGCTCTATCCGAGCAAAATACTGGGCTAACTGAAACATCTGAAAGAAACAGAAAAAATATCCAGTTAGAAGATCATCTTGAACGAGGCGCAGAAAAATATGAAGACTTTGAGGAAGTGATAAGTGACGATACACTTCCTATAACACAGGGTATTCTCGATATTATGGTTGATTCAGACAATATGTCTGACATACTATATCATCTTGCTAATAATCCTGATGAACTGTCAAAACTATCAAGGCAATCTAAGACAAAGCAAACGCTTGCTATTGGTAGATTGGATAATAGATTTTCAGTAAAAACTACAAAAAAAACAACAACAAAAGCAAAAGCTCCAATCAAAAGCGTTAAATCATCGGCAACTCCTGCTTCTAATTTAGCAGAAATGTCATACGGTGATTATAAAAAACACAGATTGGCACAGCTTAACAAAAAATAAGGATAACAAAAAATGGCACAAGTATTAATAACTCCAAGTATAATAGCAAAAGAAGCACAGTTTCAGTTAGAAAATAAATGCGTATTTGCTGATAAAGCTTACAGGTCTTATGTTAATGAGTTTCGGAAAATAGGTGATACAGTATCAATTAGAAAACCTGTAAAATTCAGAACAACCTCCGGTGCTGTAATTTCTGCTACTCCAGAGGTTCAGGAATCATCTGTTGATTTAAAAATTGATCAGAGACATAAGGTTAATTGGAAGTTTAACACTAATGATCTTACATTAACAATAGAAGAATATTCAAAACGATATATTGAGCCAGCGTGTAATGCTCTGGCTAATAAAATAGATGAGGTAGGACTCAACCTTTATTCCAGTATTTGGAATACAATTGGTACTCCAGGCACAACTCCTTCGACTTTCGCAAACATTAAAGACGTTGCAGTAAGAATGGACAGATTGTCGATTCCACCTGAGAGAGAGATAGTTTGTAATCCCGATGGTGCTTGGGGTATTGCTGGTGGGCTCGTTGGTGTTTATAATGAGTCAATGGTTGAGGGTGCCTATAGAAATGGTACAATCAAAAGAGTAGCTGGCTTCGGTGAAGTGTCAATGGATCAGAATATTGTTGATCATACAGTAGGCGCTCACGGTGGAACACCTGTCATGGCTGGAGCAACCGCAGAGGGCGCAGAAGTTCTTGCAGTTGATGGCTGGACTTTCAGTACTGCTGGTATTTTAAAAGCAGGCGATGTATTTACTGTGGCTGATGTATATGACGTTAATGTTGTTTCTGGTCAAAAACAGAATTACTTAAAACAGTTTGTTTGTACTGCTGATGTAACCAGTGGAGCTGACCCTGGTCTTTCGTCAATTCCGATAGCTCCTGTGATTTACTCTGCCGCCGCAACAGCAACAACTATGCTTCCTTATCAAACAGTTGACGTTCTTCCTCAAGATGGCGCAGCAATAACAGTTATAGGAACAGCAAGCACAGCATATCCTATGAACTTATGTTTCCATAGAAATGCCTTTGCCTTGGCTTTCGTTCCTCTTGAAATGCCTGATGGATGTTCTTTTAAGGCAAGAAGCTCAGAAAATGGTTTCTCGATCAGAGTTATAAAAGATTATGACTACATTAATGATGAAGACAGAATAAGACTTGATATACTTTTTGGCTGGAAAGCAATTTACCCAGAACTTGCAGTAAGACTTATTGGATAATAACTACTATTGTTCCCGTAAGGATATGACCCCTTGCTGGGTTAACAAATAATATATTAACCCCTGGGGGTAACTCCCCAGGATTAATAAAGGATTATTATGGCAACAACAAACCAAGCTGTTATTGAGCGAGCAATGAAACTCTTAGGGTTGATTGATCCTGGTGAATCAGCAACAGCAGATGAGCTTACAGAATGTACATATATAATCAAAAACCTGCTACATGAATATCAAGAGTTATATGGTGTAGCTGCTAATAATAATAGTATAACAATAGCTGTCGTGGCTGATTCAACATCTGTAACCTCATCAACATTAGAAGCTAATCCTATTATGGCCTTCACTTATATTGATACTGATCCTACTGATGTATCAGAAGTTAATATGCTATCAGTTAGAAATTGGAGTGCTAAATATAAAACAACAGCCACAACATCGGGAACAACAATTAAAGATATAAGTATATCTAAAGATGAGGATGGTGGTTGCAATATACTTGTTGCTCCAAAACCATCAGCTGATTCCAGCTTAGTTATAATGTATGAAACTCTATTTTCCCAGGTAGACCAGACTCCTTCCGGTGCTATAGCTATAAGATTTGAAGATGAGAGATTTCTTATAAATGCCTTGGCTATTGAAGTAGCTCCAATGTTTGGCGTTGAACCTGCATCGCAAGTATATAGAACATATGGTATTCTTGAAAGTAAATTAAAGCGTAGGCATGCCAGAGATGTTATGACTAAAAATATTAAGTTCCCTTCAATTATGAATGGAAAATCTTCTTATAACTTTATGGATGGTTAACATGAAAATACCTTTTATTGGAGGGTCTTATCGTGGCTACTCCAGGAAAGTTAATAATCAAGAAACACAAAATTTCTACCCAGCACACAATCAACAATCATCTAAGCCTTTTACAATGTATAATTGTGAAGGGCTTAAAAACTTTTTAAGACCTGTAACTACTCCCACTGGTGCCGATACTGATTATACAATATTTACACAACCCACAACACCTCCTATAAATACTAAAATTATTGAGCCACCTACAGGTGTTGTAGATGAGGGGATATTTGGCAAGGATGGTAGTTCTAATGATCTCCATTTTATCGGTACTGATATTTTTGCATTTGCAAGTGATCAGAATGTAGGAGATCAAGATGCTTATATGCGAAAGTTTGACACCCTTACTAATACCACAACTATTGAGTTGACTCTTATAGGTAATTATCATAACTGCTGGGGTACATTACAAGCAGCAGACGAGACGATGTATTATGGAACGTGGACATATATTGGATGTTCAGTAGGGTCACTTTTAAAATATAATCCAGTAACCAAAGCAATGGATATTATCGCTACTGGTTCAGGATTATTGAATAGTGGGACACATATGGCAGAGGACACATCAACTGGTTTTATATATATGACATCCAGCTCAGGTGGCCTTGATCACTGGGACACAGTATCGGGAACAATGACACATGATATAAATCAGAGAGGAACACAAACATGGCCTGATGGTTTATTTTGGCCTGATGGTTTATTTTATCAAAATGATGAATTATGGATGGTTGAGCAAGGTAAGATATTTCAAAAAGTAGGAAGCGCATGGTCTGAGGTTGTACCTATTTATGCTGGCGGTGGAGCGCTTATGCCGATATTTTATAAAGATAAAATCTATGCATGGAGTACAACCAGAGATGTTATTATGTGGGATTTTGCTGCTGCTACATGGGTTAAGTTTTGCGGTGATAATGGAGTAAGCGGTAATAATATTAAGAGCGAGATTATATTTGGTGACGATAATACAGTTTATACTATAGGGTGGAATCCTGCATCAGGCGGATTTGCTTCTTTAGATTCTTATGATATAGTAGGGGACACATGGACTAAAGGAACATTTGAGCTTCACGGAGGCGATTCAGGTGGGCGTTACTGTAAGTTTTTAATATTAAATAATAATCTATATGCTACTATCTGTGCTACTGGCTATACAGTCTCATATCTCAATAGGTTTACACATTAAAAGTAGCGTACTAAGTACGCTACTTAATTTATATTTTATTTAAATGGTAGTACATTATAAAGCGTTCTGTTTTTAAACTCTGATTGCTTCCCATCATTCCACTGGCTAATGGGTCGGATATAGCCTGCTACTCTGCTAAAAACTTCTGCAGGTTTTCCACATTTTTTACAGACTTTCTGCTCACCTTTTAAATATCCATGCTGTTGACATATACTAAATGTCGGTGTAATTGAAAAGTATGGGAGCTTGTAGTTTTCAACAATTGATTTTACAAGTGCTTTTACCTGGCCTGGTTCAATTTCTTGTGGTGTGTACATATGCATAACCGTACCACCTGTATATCTACATTGCAACTCATCTTGATGGTCAAGGGCATACTTATAATTTTCTGTACAATCAGCCGGCAGCCAAGTACTATTTGTTAGATAGTCTTCTTTGTGGTTTATAAGTTTTGCTAATCTTCTTGTTGCCCCTTCGGCCGGCGTTGCTTCTAAATTATAAACACAGTTATCTCTTATTTGAATTTGAGTTAACCATCTGTTTAATTCATCCATTATATTTAATGCAAATTCTTTCCCTTTTTCAGTATCTATCCCGCCCATGCCCAATCTTTCAAGAAGCTCATGCATTCCAATAATACCTATTGTACTAAAATGATTACTAAAGTAAGCTCCTGTCTTATCTTTAATTCCTTGTAGATAATATTTACTATAAGGGTAAAGCCCTTGTTCCATATATCTTTCAATTGTTTTACGTTTAATCCGTAAACTTTGAATAGCAAGCATAAATGCGCTTTTTAATCTGATAATAACATCTTTATTATCACCCCTTATATCTGCCAGTGCTGGTAAATTAAGAGTTACAACACCTATACTTCCAGTAAGAGGATTAGACCCAAACAGACCCCCGCCTCTTTTGCGTAACTCTCTTATATCTAAGGATATTCTACAACACATCGACCTTGTATCTTCGGGGTTCATATCTGAATTGACAAAGTTTGCAAAGTACGGTATACCATATTTGCCTGTCATTTTAAATATTGCCTTAGCTATTTTACCATTCCAATCAAAGTCTTTAGTTATATTATAAGTAGGAATAGGAAAGGTAAACACCTGGCCTTTACAGTCGCCCTCACTCAT